TACATCTATAACAACTCTGTTTGATGCCGTCATCGTAGGCGAACTCGTCCCAATACCCACATTGATATTGCTTGCGGTGTATAGGCTTGTGCTGGTTAGGCGCATTTGTTCGGCGTTACTTTGTTTAAAAATAACAGGCGAGTTAGAAGTGCTACCTATATAAAAATCACCACTACCTTGAATGCCGTCATAAGAGATTGCGGTATTAACTGCCAAGTTGTTGCTGTACACACGAACAGTTGGCGATAGAGAAGTATTTGATGCCGCCAATACATCAACCTTACAACCGGGTGAGGCAAGACCAACACCCAAATTCGTACCATCAAACACCAACGCACTGCCCGTAGTCAGCACCTTTGAGCCATTGAGATAGGCCACACCGTTTTCTGTGCCGCCCGACAAGGTGACCGTGGAGTTTGCCGATAGCGTAGTAAACGCACCTGTAGAGGCTGTCGTAGCACCAATCGACATATTGTTGATAGTGCCTACACCCGTAGATGTAAGAGCCAGTGTCGGCGTATTACCTGCCGTGAGAGTGATTAGGTTGGTATAGGCTGTGCCATCCACATCATAGGCGGCAAGAGACAAAGTATTGGTAGCTGTCTTAGCTGATTTAAGCTGAGTGCCAGTTACATATGATGCTGCTTGTGTGATGGTGTCGGTGTCAGCATCTCCAAGGGTGGTGTTACCAGTGACGGTCAAATTAGTGAACGTACCGGGGCCAGCCGTGTTACTAATCTTGATGAAGTCTGATCCGTTCCAGGCGCACAAAGCTGATTCGCCCTTTGCAATCGTTACGCCTGAAGTTGGGCCTGCGCCCGCAAGAATAATAGATTGTGTGCCCGAGCTTGCATTGATGACCGTATAGATCTTTGACTGTGCCGGTGCAGTGATAGTGCGCGTAGCAGAACCGCCTGCCGTCCACAAAAGAATAGCTTCTCGTGCCGTATTAGACGATCCTTGAGTGGTGGTCAACGTTACATCTGAGTCTGCCGAAAGAGTGGTTGTCCCGGCAATTGCAGAGTCCAGCAATGAAGTAATGCCGTTATTGACCGTATCGCCCCATGTGCCACTTAATTCACCGGTTACGGGAAGTGCAAAACCCAGGAGTGATGTGTATGCTGTAGTCATGTTTAAACCTCAAGTTACGACTTCTTCCCAATTGGCAGTCTGTTCGTCTAAAACATTTGACCAATTAGGAGTCTGCGGGTTGCTGATATTTTGCCACGATGCGACCTGCGTGTCATCTATAGGTTTCCAATAAACCGCAATAACATCACCTGCCGCACCTACTGCGCTTACGCCTGTCAAAGCCAGTGACCTTTCTGCCACTGACACTGTTCCAACGGATCCTGATGCCGACACTCCAGACAGAGCAATGGATATTCCACTGACAACCGTTCCCACGGAACCATCTGCCTGCAACGATGGCAGAGGGACAATTACTCCGCCTGGGGATCCTGTTGCTAGATTACCCGTCAAACTGACCGCTGCGCTCTGAACAACCGACCCTACGGCCCCAGACGCCTCAACACCAGTCAAAGCACTGCTCTTGTCACCGGTAACGTTACCAGTGGCTCCAGATGCCTCAGAGCCCGTCAAGGCCACCAATCTTGATGTCGTGATAGACCCAACTGCACCAGATGCCAATACGCTGGTAATTGCTGCATCTTGACCGCTGGTAACGTTACCAACTGATCCCGCCGCAGAAACACCCGTCAGCGCAACCTCTAGGGTTACCCCTACGCTACCAACATCCCCATATGCAATGTCTCCATCTTCACCCTCTGAGGTGCTGGGGGCCATTGTCCCAACAGCACCAGCAGCCAATACCCCCGAAAGAGCAATGATGAGATTTGGTGTGGCAGATCCTACCGCGCCTGTGGCGGTATTACCTGTGAGGTCAAGAGTACCGCCCCATCCGTTACTCCCCCATGTGCCATCACCCCACCCGAGAGACACGGCCTACCCCTTTAGGTGGTAGCCAAGCGCAACAGAGCAGTCGAAGTCGTATTGGCAGGCATCGTCAATGTAAAGGTTCCAGCCGTGATCGTCTGGGAACCAAAGGTGTGAACACTAACGGCCTTGTTACTCTGTGTTGAGTTATAGATCAACACCGCATCAAACGCCGTGGTCAGCGTCACCGTGGTGTAGCTGATCGAAGCCGAAGGCGTCCAATAGGCCGTGCCTGCGGTTGTCGAGGTGTTTGAAGATAGCGGAGCCGTTGCATTGGTCACCGTCACGCCACCAGCAGAGTACCCAGTACCAGACACTTCACCAGAGGCCGAATAAGCCGTGGTAGAAGCATTGATCGTTGCTGACGCAAGATACAAGGCTGCTTTAAACGTGTCAGCAGTGGTGGCTGCACGGATCGGTGCAGTGCCAAAGTTGTGGGTTGCTGTCAAAACCTCGCCCAAGAACGAAGTGGTCATTGCTTGTGTGTTTGCCATGATGTTTCCTTTAACCTAATGATGCGGCTTCAGCACCGGCAAAAACCGGCATTTTCTTCAGGGTCACATGGGCGGAGCGGTGAACTAGCTCACCTTCCAACCAATATTCAACCCAAGTGGTTTGTTCGTTGTCATTGTCCACGGTTCCTTCTCGCTTCTCAAGCAAAGAATCATCCATTTCGCCCTTGGTGGTCGTGACTATCAATTTGAACTCCTGATCAATGCTGTGGTTACTGTGTTGGCTGGCATCGTGATTGGAAACGTTCCACCCACTGTCGATACTTTGTCAGACCCAAAATCCAATACTGCCACCGATTTATTCCCCTTGGTGGAGTTATAAATCAATGCACACCTAGCCGTTATAGCGCCCGTCCATGACACATTTGGAAAGCCTACATAGGCCGTGTATCCAGAACTGCTCACCGTGATCGGCGTTAACTGCAAACCCCCAGGCGCATAGTTTCCCCCGCTTGACTCGTTGTCAGTGGAGTAAACGGTTGTGCCTTCATTCAAATTTGCATTCGCCGTATACAGGGCAATCTTGATCACATCCGTGGTCAAGTCATGGATGCCCTGATAAAGCTCAGCTTTGAAGCTGGTGGTTTGTGTTTGAACAATGCTCATTGGACTGCCGTTCTGACCTGACCATCACGATAAGCATCCATACGCTGTTTGCCATCGCCCAAATTCTTGAGCAGCGCAATAGACTGCAAATACATATCTTGGTAAAACTTGACCAGATCTGGCTCACCCTTCATGTATCGAATAGCCTCTACCAACGTGCCATTGAGCAGAGCAGAATCAAAGTGTTCGCCCAGCCATGTCGTTCCAGCAGTCACAATAGACTCTGGATAGTAGTAGTAGTGCAATTCAACCGAATACGTTGTATCTGGTATTGGGCCAAGAATGAAAGACAACTCTGTTGCAGCCGTTGACTGTGGGCCAAAAATCGCATAGTGCTTAGGCTTGCCACGATACGCCACTGACGTATTTGGATATGCCTCACGCATGAAGTTGACATCTTTATTTAACAAATAAAGATATTCGTTTCCGTCAATCACAGCCAACGAATAAGCAGAGAGGAAACTTGGATCATCAGGGGCTGACAAGTATTGATTACCTGCCGTGATTGTCCCCGTCACGTTCTTGCGCAAGTTAGCTAACTGAACAGTGTTATAGATACGCTGCTCAGCCTGCTTAATCATTATGTTCATGTCTACCGTGGGAAACGTGTTCTCACAGTAGTCAGAAACAGCAATGACCAATTCGGTGTAAGTCATGCCATCGGGCCTCTTGCCATCACGCCCTTGGTGGCTGCGCCAGTACCACGGATTTTGATGCCATCAGTCTTGGGTGCAGAGTAACCATTGCGGTTGATGTTGCCAACAGACATATTCACGTTTGCGGCTGCACTACCATTCGGCTCTTTGCCAGGGTTTGTCTGCATGGGAGCAGCTTTACCCTTCATGGTATGAGGAACGGCATACGTTGCCGCATCGCCAACTTCCTTGCCCATCATCTTCTTGCTGAATGTAGCCATTATTTGCTCCTAGATTTTTGGTTCATTGCACGAGAAAGGTTCTTCCCATACATCTTGCGATCCATGCTGGTAGGGCCACCGGCTTTCATGCCCTTGGTGTGCATACGAGATTCATGGCCTTTGACCATTTTCTTGGCTTCGGTGTCGGCAATCGCCTTAACTTGCTTCTTGTCCATATCTGCTCCTAAGTTGTGCTAACCGTTACTGTACCAACACTTGCCGTTGCCACCAAGTAGTTTGGCGTCAGTGCTACATCAAAAAAGCTAGATCCACCTACCGGCCTCCAGCCCCACTGTATATCTCTGGAACCTCCAGTTGGGTATCCACCAAATCCAGTATTGTCAATCTGCAAGCCATTCGGCCCTGCCGTGACATACGTTGTGTCCCGCCTGGGCGCTCTCAGAGCCTGAGGATCCTCCACTGGATACATACCCAGCAACAATTGAGGATGGTCAGGATCCCAGCACTCAGGGCAAACCTTGATCTCATACCGCTTTGTCTTTACAACCTCGGTCTTGAGCTTCTTTAGTTTGAACTGCTGCCCGCATCGGTCACACTCAGCAATTGCAAACTTGCCTGATGAGTATGTATTACCCATTAGGGCGTACTCCCACCTATGAACATCTGTCTAGGCACAAATCTAATCGGCGCTTTTTCGTGATCTTCACCAGCCGCCAAAGTAAATTGCTCGTCATATGCCATCTTCAGCATATCCATGCGGCCCTGCAATTCAGGTACCTTCATGGCAATGTAGTACGCCAAACCAGCCACCACACACGGCAAGAAACGGAAATTCATGTCTGCAATCTGGACACCAGATCCGGCATCTTGGATTCTGCGCATACGGTAATACACAAATTCATACGATGTAGAGTTATCTGGCGTAGGCCACACTGTTACCGCTGGTAGCTGGGGCACAAACACCGCCGTAGCAGTCGTGTGCGTAGCTGCGGTAGTGTTAGCTTGCCCACGGAAACATGATCCCAGGTCATTCCCAGAGATATATCCGTAGTAAATGATTTCGTTGTCCAGCTTGATGAACCCAGAAGACGCCAATCCAACAGTGGAAGTTAACGTAATCGTGGTTGCCGTGCTGGTAACGCTTCCACTTGTCAGCAATGTGGTGGGGTTTGTTTCACCAGACAAACGCTGAATCCAAACCTGGATTGGCCTAGCTTGCTGCAATTTGTTGGGAATGGTCGCATAAGTAGAAACACTAATGCGGGAAATAGTCAGGTCTGCCTGGGTTGAAGAGCTATTTGCGCCCGTGCGAATCACATGATCTAGCAGATCAATAGTGTCCGATGGCAGCGCATAGGTGTTCAATCCTGGCGTCAAAGGGAATGATCCAGCCTCGATAGTCCACATATTTAGACCACGATTTGACCATTCAATTGTCATCAAATTCATTGACCTGCGGGCTGTTCGCAAGTCATAGCCACTACGCATTTCACGCCCAGCACGTTCCCACGCCTCCTCGGCGATCTCCGTGAACTCCATGTTGAACGCTGAAGTGCCAGTGGTATAGCTCATTTCATGGCTCTCATGTTGTCAACCAAGTTTGGATATGGGCGACCAGCCTTCTTTGCCGTTGCTTTGGCAAAAGCCTTCTGAGCCAAACTCAGCTTCTTATGCTTTTTAGCGGGATTAGGCTTGTTCCAAACCTCTCCGCCTTCAGCATATTGTGTGAAGTCAGTGTCATCACGCCGTGCCTTCCTCACCCCCTTGGGCATTTTGGAAGGGTTTACTGCGCCCATTCCTCGGCTAGGCATCATCTCAGCACTTCCCGCCGCGCATCATGCCACGGTTACCAGCCATAGAGATTTTCTTGCCCTGGGTCTTGCCCTTGGTAGCAATGCCATCACGGCTAGGGGCAGCAGTTTTGACAGCGCCCATCTTGGTGGTGGAAACGTTACCACCCTTTTTCATGCCCATCATCTCAGCCTTTTCATGCTTGACCATAGACTTGGGAGCGCCTTTTGCCTTCATAAAAGACACTTCTTTTTTAACCATCGCTTTAGATTCTTTCATGTCACCACCTCGTGAAAATGTTTTGCCTTTATCGGCTTTTGCAAACTCTTTTCCCACGGATTGTGGGACTCCTGCTTTCTTGGCGAACGATGGATTGTGGGCCACCGCCTCCATGAATCTGTGCTGTTTAGCGCTATGAGAGGGCACTTCGCTGTTCCTTCATAAACATATCAATCTTGGTTTCTAGTCTGTCTAGCCTGTCCATGATTCGATTGATGTCTGTATGCAAGTCTACCTTGGTAACGTATTCTTTTGGCATTTCTTCTCGGGTTTTGTTGATCAAAATCTGAAGTCGTTTAATCTCATCGGACTTCTCTTTCAGATTCCAACCAAGTAGCCCCAGAAAGGCCGTCAAAATAGCGTTCCAGATAGCCATTTCCATCAGCACATCTTCCCGCGAGTCTTGCCTCGTTGCGCAATGCCGTCAGCACGGGATGAGGCTGACACCTTGCCACCGCTAGCTTTTTTCACAGGGGCTGATCCACTATCAACGTCTTGTGGGGGTTTACCCTTTTCAGCCGTGTAAATGCCCGCATCTTGCTTTTTATCGTGGTCAGCGAGTTCTTTGGCGGTGGGGCCACCTTGTTTCCCACGTCCTGCGCCAGCGTTATATTCAGCCATGATTAACACATCTTTCCGCGAGTTTTACCCCGCTGAGCAATACCGTCAGCACGACTAGAAGCCTTGGAAACGCTTCCACCTTTGGCATATGCGTCAGGGTTTGATTTTTTACCTCTCTCACGAAGAGCGTCAATCGCCCCACGAAACGGGTTGTGGAGCATAGGTGCAGCGGCTTGCTTAGCCCTACGTTCATCGCCTGCCGCTTTAGCGGCTTTTACAGCTTCTGGGTCAGCCTTAGCTGGGCCAGAGAACACGTTGTAAGGGCCAATGCCCTTGGACTCCTCCGCTTTGGGAGCAGGTTTCGAGGGTGCCATTTCAGCTTTGGCGGCAGGTTTTGCAGGGGCATCTTCTCGCATTTTCGTGCTGAACTTCATCCCAGGCTTACCTTCCCAGGTAAATTCTTTATCACCTCTAGCACGAGCGGCAGCAAAGGCTTCGCCAAACGTCTGTTTCTTAGCGGGAGCAGCTTTTGCGGGCATTTGTTCCATCTGTTCTGAAACAGAAGCATCGCCTTCAATCATGCTTCCCTCTGGGCCAGCAAAACGTTTCATCTTCTTCATATCCACTCCTTGATAGGTTCTAACAATTCCAAGCGTGCAACGCTTTATTGATCCGACTGTTTGGATCTTTGGCCGTCTTCTCGGATGTGAGCTTCTTTTTCATCCCAGTCATCCTTGCACAGAAAGAGTCTCGCCTGCTGCCGCCCTCTGGTTGAGGAGGCTTCAGATTCATCCCTTGTTTTTTCGCAGAGGCCCGACCCTTGGCGTTTAGACCACCACTTGGGCTCTTGCCTTCTTTGCGTTGCCATGCTGGGCTAGCCATTTGCCACTTTCAATTGCAACCGTGAATGCTCCTTGAGCAGTGGCTGCAAAGCATCTTGCTCAAAGTTGCGGGTGAATTCTTGTGTGCCAATGTGTGGCAGGCTGATCATTGGATCCAGATAGATCTTGAATCCATGCTCCCTGGCCCTGCGGCAGAACAGGTAATCCTCGCCAATGTATTCACCATCAATGATGGCAAAGTCAAACACGGCGTATTCATCTGCGCCATCCCCATCACCTTGGTACTTCCACTCAGGATGCAATGCAATCATGGATTCAATCACATGGCGGCGAATCAGCATAAAGCCTGTCGCTACGCTCTCAACACGCATCAGGCCGTTCTCATCAAACTCTAACTGGTTATGTTCATCCAGGTAA